ATTTGTTTCTAATTTGTTTCTAATTTTGTTTTACATTTTTATTAAAAACTTACATATTTCTAATTTGTTTCTAATTTGTTTCTAATTTGTTTTATTTTTCCCTTTTAAAACAAATTTGTTTCTAATTTGTTTCAAAAAAACAAACTTAAAGCGAATTTATATGATATTGTATAACACATGTCTCTAAAAATTACTAATAGTAGAGTATTGAATTTTTACAAAGCTAACCCAGGCCAAAATATTGATAAGAACAACTTGTTTTTAGTTGAAATGATTGAAAATATCAAGGAAAACTTCGAGAATGGAATCAATACTAATGAAACATTACAATATCTGGATAATTTTAAAACTATTGTTGATAATAACTTTAAGGATTTGGAAAATAAAGTAAACGATAACAATCTCTCCAATGAAATTAAAGCATTGGATTCTAAAATCCAGCTACTTAATAAGGATACAGAGCAGCTCTCCGAAATTAAGAACATGGTAAGCTCTCAAAAATATAACCTGACAAAGGAAATAGAGGCAATGATGAAGAACTCTGAAAATAGTAGCATTATCAATATTGGAGAGATAATTGATAAAAAACACGCAGCTATTGTTAATGAGATTTCAACAGAATTATCAAAAGGTAGTAGAGACAGCAATAATGCTTTGTCTGCAACACTCAACAATCAATTACAAGAACGATTTAATGATATTAAAAAGGAAACTGATAAAATAATCAATTCTGATAGTTCCAATAATATTAGCGTAATCGAGGGTTATTTTACCAAACTAAATGATGCGTTTACTATCTCAGAGACAAAGAATGAAAGCGATAGAAAGCATAATATTGAGCAACAACAACTTGTTACTACAAGTCAAAACGAACTCTTATATGAGAAGCTAAATAACACAATCAAACCATCATTAGAGAAAATTGACCAATACATCGATACTCAAACAACTACTAATTCCAGTAGAAAGGGAAGTAATAGCGAAATGAAATTGGAGACAGTTCTTAATAAATGCTTTCCTAATTCCAGCATTGAAAACACTTCAGGTATGGCACACTGTGGTGACTTTCTAGTTAAATATAAGAGCTCATCCTTCTCATTTCATACCGACTCTAATAGTTATATTCCTGTTATTGTTGAAAACAAATGTTACAAAGACAATGTAAAGGAATTAGAAGTAAATAAATTCATTGAAGATGTAAAAGCAACTAATAACCACGGAATTTTTCTTTCTCAAACAAGCGGAATCGCAACGAAAAATAACTTTGATATTGAATTTGAGGGGACTAATGTATTGATTTATATTCACAACGTACAATACGATGAACATATTATTGTGTCTGCGTTCAAAATTCTAGAAGCCATTTTATCTAAAATCAACCTCAACAATTCCGGAGAAAATATTCCGAAGGAGAAGATTCAGGCTATTCGGAGAGAAGTCCAAGAATTCATTCAGATCAAGAGTTCATTAATTAAAGATTCAAATGATATTATTAATATTGTTAAAAAGAACCTTATTTTCAATATTGAAAAATTACAGTTTCCAAACCTTTCGTCTTTGGTTAATATCACTACTTCAGCACCAACTCATGAACACGTTTGTAACGTATGTGGAGATACATTCCCAACAAAACATTCGCTGGGTAGTCACAGAAAGAAACATACATCGAAAACAAAAACAAACAGCGTTATTGATGTAAATACCTCTTCATAAAAAAAGTCTATACAACATAATTACCACCGCAATATAAACAAAATTTTGATTATATCTATCTATCAATTCACCAAACATTGACTCGTCGCGTGTACACATTATACAACCCCCAAATAGAGTTTTTAATGTAATTTGCGTAAGCGAAAGTGTTGTCAATAATATTAGTATACTCCTATTTTGTATAAAAACACCTAAATATATAGAGATAAATAGGAAGATATGCGACAAATCAATAATCTTATTGTTGTCTGTTAATAATGCGAATGTAAAAATAATATGAATTAACATAATTCCATATATATAACATTTTTCAGCTTGGTTTACCTGTTCATTTCTCAATATGTATAAAAACACCGCGTCTATAATTATTGTTATTAATATCATCAAAAACTTATGAAAATTATCCATATAGATTAATTGATATATAAAAGTTCTTGTAAAAAGAAATGAACTTTACAATAAAAATTGATTTAAACTGGTTTAAAATATTTAAAATCACTATGAATAGGATTTTAGTTATTAGTTCTCTTCTATGGATTATTCTCCATTACATAATTCCACACATATATGTGAAATTATGCGTTCCATTGACACCATTCGGGTTTATTCAATCCATTATTATTTCAACCACACCACACTGTGAAGCTCTGCGATACACACTCTATGTTTCAGGCGATAATATTAAATATATGTGGATAACTATAGGAACATGTGTTATATCATTTATCTCTAATAGATTAAGTGCCAGAATTCCAAAATAAATCGGTTACCTTAAAACGATAATTTAAACCTTATAAAATAAATAGAGTAGAAAAATACAGTATAACAAACCGCAATATAATACGTCAATATTTTTCTTGATTCGTAATTAACACAAAATCCATTGAACTCTAGAAATGGGTCAATCATATTAAAATTATCATTACACAGACGATTTTCTAACATGCTAATAAAACAGCCATCAAATATAATATATAGCGCTACGATTATTCCATAGTATATTATAGAGCAAGTAACTAGGATTCCATCACAGAACATTATAATAAATATAAATGCTACTGGCATTGCGAAATGATAGCTTCTTATCATAACGCCGAGAGAATACTCAGATATACCCGTTTTTCTACATAATAATTCGAGTATATCGATGAATTTATTTCTCGTAGATTTTGACACTAGCATTATATTAATGTGTGTATTTTTTATTAAATAAAAAACGAAATATATATTTATGTATGGTATCCTTATCTGAAAATAAAGAGACACCAGATAAAGAGATTACCGATAAAGAGATTACCGATAAAGAGATTACCGATAAAGAGATTACCGATAAAGAGATTCCAGCGGTTAAGAAGGATATATCTTTCAAGGAACAGTTAGATGTATTAAATATTCATATGTTAACAAATTATCCTTTTTACATAATCACAATAATATGTATTTTCATATTGTCTCGCAAATCAACTAATAAACGAAACTACTTGGTAATGTTATTATCTCTAGTATATATCGCCTTCGCGGGCTATTTCATTCATATCATATCACACAATATTCATTATACAGAAATGTATGATAATCATCCTGTAATATATAAAAACGTTGCTGTTTTAGACAAGTGTATCCGTGGTTTTACCTGGTTCTTAGACTTTCACCACATATCTCATCACAATTCAGAAATCAATAAACAGCCGAAATACCAACTCCTAGAAGCAATCAACAATTTTGTAATGCAAGGTGCCATCGGCGTCTGTGCTGGCACGCTATATAACATGATGGACTGGCGTATGTTCATATTCTGGGGGGTATTCTATGCTTCATTTCACATTATAAACTACACTTACTACGAACCAACGGTCCATAGCGACCACCATCACGATATTAACTCGAATTTAGGTATTGATATCTTTGACATATTAATGGGCACTAAACACGACTGGACAGATATAGAAAATTACAACCATTATTCATTTAATATGATAATCATCACCGTTCTATTTTACTTTATCATATAATAGTATATGTTTCATATCGAACCATTGGTCTACATTGTCTACGTCTACTCATTCATTGTTATATTTATTAATGTAAATCCTAGTATTATTAATATATTGTTGTTCTTTACCTACTGCTTCTATACTACGTGGTTTATTGGAAACGGTTGTAAACACACCTCGATAGTGGAATATAGCCCCAAACTTCTTATAACCGCTCAATACTCGCTCTTTTGTAGTGCGTGCTATTACCTCATTCATATATCCTGGAATAAATACAAAAACCATATTTACTACCGTTTCGCACTCGCAATGCTACCATTAATATATACAATTAACATCAAAATTGCCGAGAAAATATTCAATTGCGGACAATATCATAATTACAATACAGCGTATCTAATCTATTTTTTAATGATCGCAATTAATTTAATAATTATAAAAATGTTCTATTCTAATAATGGACTGTTGTAAAACGAATAAAAAAACGTGTAAGAGAAAGGAGGATGGAAGGGTATTCTCTCTGCCCAGAAAATTTACACGGAAACGTTGCCTCGCCGGAGCGAATGGGTTTACTATGCGGAGCTCTTGCGCTCCGTATAAATATTGTAAGCAACAAAAGGGTGGCGGGAGGCAACGATGTATATCTGTAGTGAATATGAACGGAATTACTGGTGTCATAAAACTGAAAAGTGGTAAAAATGGATGTACTGTAAAATACGATATTAATGGCCTAACGGACGGAAAACACGGTTTCCATATCCACAAGTGCGGTGATATGACAAAAGGGTGCGAGACCGGATGCGAACATTTTAATCCATTCAACAAGAATCACGGTGGTCCTCACTCTCAGGAGAGGCACGCGGGAGATTTAGGAAATATCACCTCTCTAAATGGAATATCTAAAGGTAGTATCACCGTAAAAGACATCTCTTGTGACCCTAAAACGAAGATATCAATCGTTGGCAGAATGTTTGTCATCCACGAAGACGAGGACGATTTGGGAAAAGGAGGAGACGAAGAGTCGTTGAAAACAGGAAATGCGGGAAAACGCATTGCTTGTTCTATTATAGGACTCGTTGAGTAATCACCAAAGGTAAGTAATCACCAAAGGTATATATGGCTAAGTATTTTAGCGTTATAGTATCCGCCCGATTTATCAATCTCCTTTTTAATGGCCTCGCTCCGCACCGGCGTCCCACTATGCCTCTTAAAATAGTTGCGCATTCGCTTTCGCGTCGCATGATTGTCCTTTGCGTAGAGCTTTGATGGGGTTCGGTCCTTGTATTGCTGATATCCTAACCCGCCAAAATGTATGATGCGTGTCTTCTTTGTCACCCTATCCTCGACGACCACGGTATATTTTTTACCGTCCTTCTTGCTCTTTTCGAATTTAAGGATTCGCTCTTTCATATTTGGCTTTCCACCACCGATTTTAATCGTCTTTTTATTTGGAATTCGCGCTTTTTTACTCAATTTTAACGCCGTGCTACTAGGCTTACACCCCTCCAACAGTATTGCAGCGTCCACTTTCGCCGCCGGCCCTCCCGATACTGCGCTGTATAAACGCGCTTTCCCCCACGAATGTGCTGTCTGATTTGGTCTGGAACCGGCGGAGTAATACGCTCCCTGTCCCTTCTTTACTATTTTGTCAAGTGCCGACCGCGTACATTTAGTCTTTTTACTCAATTCAAGAATACTAATCGGTTTATTCTTATCCAAGCCATATAGTTCGGCTGCCTTGCTCGCCCAGCTCGTCTTGCGACTCTTGAATCCGGCAATTTTCTTTCTCGTGTGGTATTTACCCTCCTTATACGCCCGGCGAGACTTTTTTAACTCGCTAGTTGCCTTCCCTCTTGATTTAGTAGAGAGATGTTGCGGCACATAATTCTGTGGAATCCGCCGCATTATATATACTCATTACAAGAATATCCTGTTATTTCACAACAAAATGGAATTTTGGATTCACCCTCGTAATGAATACAATTTACATCTTGACAAGAACCGAGTGTTGCCATTAATCGCGAAGCCATACGGTCCCCTATAATTCCCTGAACGCACCCCCTCTCTCCGTTTAGAGTTACCATCCTATAATGTAACCGTTTAACATCCCCCAACTGGGTTAATAGAAAGATAAATTTGAACAATCTTCCCAACATTTATATTAAAATATGAATACTTTTATATGGATTGTTGTAAGAAATGTTTATGTCCAACAACACACGATACTGGGTCAAATCCGCAGACTAATTTAATTGTGAACGACATTTCAGAGGAGGAAATGGCTAAAGTAATTCATAAATTAAATGACTCCAATGATATTAAACGCATACAAAATCTCAAAATACTTACAAAATCCTTCAATCGCGGATATGATATTGATAATATTAATAATATTGATACTATCAAACAGAAATTCTATAAGCTACTTAATGAAAATATCCAGCTGAAATACGAGAATATACAAAATAATAAACACGGTTCAGAGACCAGAATAGCATTGATTAAAAAACTACACAATGACCCGCTTTATATTAAGTCGCAGCTTAAAATAGAGGCCTACAAGAAGCGTATATCGCTCATGTTAACCGACGTCGAAGAACGAAATTACGTATTGAACCTCAAATATGTTAGCTATAATTTTAAGATTCAGTGTATTCAGATATCAATCATATTGCTCTCTACAATATCCGCGCTATTACAGGGTTCAACGCAGGTGTTTAATATTTTACCCGAAACTATCACTTTTTTTGGACTGTTCATATCGGCATATACCAGTTTTACACTGTCTGTTAGCAAATATATGAACTACGACGAGAGAAAAGAGGAAACACACTATCTAAGGAAACGTTTCGCCGACTTTTTAGTAAAGGTTCAAATACTTAATAATGAGTTAGAGCTATGGTCAACCTACAAATTCTGGGCGGACGTCTCTATTGCCACAAAAGTCGCCGATTGGAATCAAGAGGAAAAAAACATAAAACAGCTAATTGAGAAATTAGTAAATGAAAAACAAGAACTTTGTAGTGATTTTGAGAAAATACTAGATGCCATTACTCAAAAAAAATACAGAGAACGCGCCTCTGAGCTGCGAGTAAACAAATACAATAGAATGTTGTTATTTGATAATAAAAACGAAAAGAACATGATTAAACAAAACGAAAATCTTATTCAACGAAATCAAGAATTACAAAGCGAGGTAAATCTATACGATACCGTTAATAAAAAGGAAGGATGCTTTCCATAATTTATTATACACATATATTAATGACTTATATTCTGGCTATTATTGGCGTGTTTATTATTATTGGATTGCTATATTACAACAATAGATTGTATGAATCTTTCGATAGCGAGACGTCTGAACCACCGAAGACCGCAAGCGAACCAGAGCCAACCATATCAAAGCCCTCCTTATCCGAACCGGCGGATTACGCGGCGGGTGATTCTAACGACGAGACCCCTCCAAAACCAGCAATAACCAATCAACTATCATTATACAAGGCATATATGGATACAAACTGTAAGAATAACTACTGCTGTGAGGACGGAATGACCTTTAATGAAGATTTAGGTGTCTGTATCAAAAACAACGATAGCTCCTACCTATCGGAGTTTCATGCGCTCGGCACTTCTCATACACCGCCACCAAAATTGGACGATTTGAGATAACTAGAGAGAGTTTATCTCTTTTTTAGTAAGTTTTACCTGTTTACCAAGCTCCTTTAGTAGTTTTAGTTTTAATTTTTCATCCAAGTCTCGCGTGGTAGAGCCAGCAATAGCAATATACTGAACTTTGAGCGCCTCTGTATCCATCCAATCAGGATATTGCTTCTCGAATTCGGCACACCAACTCTGCTGGATTCCATATTCAGCATTTTGGATCACTTTCTCTCCAGTATTCTCTTTCCACCCCTCCTTCTCATCCTTTATATACCATTCCTGGTTCTTCAGATTGGTACAATGGAAGGGACGTTCTGTGATGGCAAGTGGCTGTAGGCTCTTGAGGACAACATTCGTGATACATTCCTTCTTCTCCTTCGAAAGGTCGTCCATGGTGATAAATAGCTGTTTTGCGAAATTCTGTATCGTCATCGCATCCGCACATTTCTCATTCAAAAATACCTGAATATTGAAAACCTGATTGTTACTATTGTTGTTATTTCCTATTTTTGGAATCATTTCTTGGATTTGCTTATGTAATGATTCGTTTTCACCCACAACCTTTAACATTATCTCCATCATATCCGTGTTAGTTTTATCGGGGTCTTCTGTTGTTTTTTCATCCTCAGTAACGAATTTACACAGTTTTTTATGTCTACAGTAACCCGACTGAAACTTATATATTTTTCCACAACCACAATGGTAAGGATTTTTAGGTGGAGAGTTTTTTTTACCATTTTTACCATTGTGCTTTATGGTCTGTAAATGTTTATTGAAATCGCTAATTCTATTAGCATAATAATCACACTTTTCACAGTGGTATTTTTTTGGAGAGTTTTGGAGAGTTTTTTTTACCATTTTTCCTTAATAAATGGTAATAAAAACTCTCCAAGCTTTTTACACAATATCTATATTTTGGACGATTTTCACTGACACCATAAAAACCCTACATACTTTTTGACAATTTCCCAGTTAATTTCCTAAATCACCTAGACAAAAATTTTTTTTTTTTTTTTT